AGTGGTTGGAAGTGCAACTGGATTTGTTACTACTACAGATTGGTACGAAGAACAAAGTGAATCGTTTCGTAGTGAACTAGACGAAATGATTATACAACACGAATTTAGTCCAGGTAAAATAAATCCGGGGTTACGTAAAGAACAAGACGACATTATGTATAGAAACATGTGTCCAGCACCAATAGAAATTCCGCTGGTTATCGCAAGTCCAATCGGCATCAAAGGTCTCCATTATAGTGTCAACACTATAAACTACATAAAAGGTATGAGTAAAGCTGATAGTACTCGAGTGTTTGATTATATTAATAGTACATTGTTTGTGGATAAATTTATATATGATCATTGGTACCAACAGGACAACGATATTTGCTTATTTGATAACAGCATTACCTTACACAGACGACTAGGCGGCATTGCTGATAGATTGTGCTATAGGATACAATATGATTATGATAAACTTGTACCAACAGGAACTAGATATTATCAAGAACCATACAACGAGTTATACAAAGAAAAATTGAAAGAAATCAAAAATTTAATAAAACAATACAAATATTTTTAACCTATGAGCAAACAACAATATAACCTAACAACAAAAACAGACTATCTTAATCGTAAGATGTTTCTGGATCCAGCAGGCCCAGTTACTATACAACGTTTCGAAGAAGTCAAGTACAAAAAGATTGCCGACTTTGAAGCAACAGCACGTGGCTTCTTTTGGCAACCAGAAGAGATCAGCTTAACCAAAGATTCAAATGACTTCAAAGAATCCAGCGATGCAGTCAAACATATCTTTACCAGCAACCTGCTGCGTCAAACAGCATTGGATAGTTTACAAGGGCGTGGGCCAAGTCAAATCTTTACGCCGGTGATCAGTTTGCCTGAACTAGAAGCATTGGTCTATAATTGGACATTCTTTGAAACTAACATTCACAGCAAGTCATACAGCCATATTATCCGTAACATCTATAATGTGCCAAAAGAAGTGTTCAACACCATCCATGACACCAAAGAAATTGTAGACATGGCATCTAGTGTAGGCAACTATTACGAAGCATTGCATATGGTCAACTGCCGTAAACAAATGGGTGAAACTATTCCAGAAAAAGAATATATCCGAGCAATTTGGATGGCCTTACATGCCAGCTATGCCTTAGAAGCTTTCCGCTTCATGGTCAGCTTTGCCACTAGCCTGGCCATGGTTGAGAACAAAATCTTTATGGGCAATGGCAATATTATCCAGTTAATCCTGCAAGACGAATTGTTACACAAAGGGTGGACTGCCTATTTGATCAACCAAGTGGTCAAAGAAGACAGCCGTTTTGTTGAAGCCAAGTTGGAGTGCGAGTCTGAAGTATATGCATTGTATCTAGATGTGATACGTGAAGAAAAAGAGTGGGCAGACTATTTGTTTAACAAAGGGCCAGTGATTGGTTTGAATGCCAACATTCTCAAAGACTTTGTAGACTACACAGCGGTATCTGCACTTAAAGAAATTGGAATAAAATATCAGCAAACTGCTCCGAGATCAACTCCGATTCCTTGGTTCAACAAACACGTAGATACCAGCAAAAAACAAACAGCTCTGCAAGAAAGTGAAAGCACCAACTATGTCATAGGTGTGATGAGCGAAAATCTTGACTACGATGCATTGCCTGCTATATAATATATGTTTAAAGCACAGTACAAACGCAACTCACCGTACGAAAGCTGGATAGTCATAGGCACCTTCAGCGGTGAGCAGGCAGCTATCAGTGCTGCTCTACAATACAAACGCAAAGGCATGGTATTGGTTAGAGTCACTGATAAAAAAGGTGCTGTGATTTATTCAAATTAACAAAGGAAACATAATGACAGCTATTGTATGGAGCAAATATAACTGCCCCTATTGTGATCAGGCCAAGGCCCTGCTAACACAGAGAGGTATTAAATACGAAGAACGTAAAATTGGAGATGGTTACACTAGAGAAGAGCTTTTAGAAGCTGTGCCAAACGCAAGAACTGTGCCACAAATCATCATCAACGGTAATATGATTGGTGGGTTCACAGAACTAAGAGACTATTTAGAAAACACAGCCGGCGGATTCGGCAAAGGCGAAATATGATGTTAATAGACAAAGGTGTTACAGTAGGTGAAGTTGTAACAATCAAATTGACCAGCGGAGAAGAGCTGGTAGCAAAATTAGTAGAAGATCAAATCATGCACTACAAACTAGCGCATCCCATGGTTATCGCTATGAGTCCAAAAGGACCAGCACTCATGCCATATCTGTTTACCGTGGATCCCAGCAAACAAGTAAGAATAGCCAAATCTGTGGTAGCTGTGGCAGAAGCCACAGACAAGCAGTTTGCTGACCAATTTATACAACAGACCACTGGGATTGCATTGGCTTAAATAGTTCATGGCACTCGCTACAACACCTACAATTAGTCCTAGTCCCGGAGCGGCGAACAGCCCCAGCGGACCGTTTACCCCATCAGCACATACTCATCCGTTTACTGCTATTACAGGGCTGCGATTTGGCACCAATGGTCGTGTAGAACCGGTATATGATGCTGCCAACGTCTATGCTAACGGAGTGGTCATTGCCCTTTACGATGCGGCCACCACAGAGGGTGCGTTTACTGCCACTGCTGTGCCACGGGTCACTGTGACTTCAGCTGTGCAGAACGTTGAAGGTGATGACGACAACACCGCAGGCAAAGTTCAAGCAGATAGATTTTTGTCTGAAGGCAGGATCACTGCCGCAGAACACAAGACTCTAACCACCACTCCTCAACCCAAGACAGAAGGAGTGAAGCCCACAGCAGCCAAAGCAGCTCAGCCCTTTACTCCTGTGCCTGCTACAATAACCATGGACATGGTGTTGACTCCCAAAGGCACAACTCTAGCACAGATGATAAAAAATGTCACCTTCCCTAGAACTGTTCCACAGTTGGCACAGCATCATCCATCAGTTTCTGGACCGCAAGCAGTGGTCAACAATCTCGCGGCATTGGCCCAGAATTGCTTAGAGCCTATCAAAGCCAAATATCCTTCGATGCTGATAACAAACTCATACAGACATGGATCAACAATCGGAGGTGGAGCTCATGGTACTGGCCAGGCCTGCGATCTACAGTTTCGCGGAATACCTGCACACAGTTATTTTGAAATAGCTAAATGGATTGAACAAAATGTACCATATGATCAGTTGTTGCTGGAATATCTACCAGGTAAGACTACGTGGATACACATGAGCTTTGCACTACCAGGACTGCCATACGGCGGTCTCAGCACAAGAAAATCCAAACCCGGAAACATATTAGCCACACTGAATGGAGCAGCAGGCGGAAGATTTACTCCCAATCTGCATAAAGACATCCTCGTGGCCGCATTGCCTAACATTGTGGTGGCATCATAACATGAAAAAATTATTTTGGAAAATACTAGGATTTCTCAGTCTAGGCATGGCCTATGTTGGGTTAATCACTCCAGGAATACCCTACAGCATATTTGTGGTGTTTGCCGCATACTGTTTTGCCAAAGGATCGCCTAAGATGCATGCCTGGATCTACAATCACAAACTGTTTGGGCCATTCTTAACCAACTGGGGTGAGAAGAGAGTATTCCCAAACAAGATGAAATATTTTATGTTGGCCATGATGAGCAGCAGTTTGGCTATCATGTGGTTGACAAACGTGCCTGCTCGTGGTATACTATACACAGCAGCCTTTATGTGCTTGGTGGCAATTTGGGCCTGGAGATGGCCCGGAAGTGTCGAAGCATATGAAAAACGCATTGCAGAAGGTAAAAAAGTTGGTTGGTTTAACAATCAATTTTAAATACACACACAGATAAATATTTTTAACACAAGGAAAGAAAGTAAAATGGTAACAGGAAAAGTAAAATGGTTCAACGATGCCAAAGGTTTTGGCTTTATTACACCAGATGACGGCGGCGCAGATTTATTTGCACACTTCTCACAAATTAATTCAAGTGGCTTCAAGAGCTTACAAGAAGGACAGAGTGTAAGTTTTGAAGTAACTATGGGCCAGAAAGGTCAACAGGCTAGCAATATCCAGCCTGCGTAATATGAAACTGTATCAATTCATTGTAACAGTTTTAATTGTTATATTTGTTTTGGTACATGTTTTCATGTAAGGAATTGTTGTAGTCCTTGAATGGACAAAGTTGTAAAGTAAGGCATTCTGGACGCGGGTTCGACTCCCGCCAGGTCCACCATAAAACATATTGAATGCGGCAAATGGTAAGTCGCCGAAAGGAATGT